CGAGGTGCGCTGCAAGACCGGACGGCGGATGGAGCGGTCTACGCTGCGCGGCTACAGCGACTATGTGCGGCTGCACCTGACCGCGCCCGAAATCGGCATCGGGGACAAGCTGATCGCCCAACTGACCCGCCGCCATGTCAACGAATTGCGGGACAGGCTGCTGTTGAATGGCCGGTCCGAACATCTGACCCGCCGCGCCCTGTCAGTGCTGAAGCTGGCGCTGGACCACGCCATCGACAATGGCCAGCTGTTCACCAACGCCGCCCACGGCGTGCGGGTGATCAAGTCCAGCCGGATCGAGCACAAGGCTCCGGTGCCGTCCAAGGAGGCGATCCGCGCGCTGATCGAGGCGGCCGAGGAGGATTTCAAACCGCACCTGATCGTCTCGGCGCTGGGCGGGTTGCGCGCATCAGAATTGCGCGGTCTTCGCTGGACCGATGTTGATTTCGACAAGGGCTTCATCCACATCCGTCAGCGCGCCGACGCTTACAACCAGATGGGCGAGCCGAAATCGCGGGCCGGGTTCCGCGACATCCCTGCCGGGCCAATGGTGCTGAACGCCCTGCGCCGCTGGAAACTGCGCTGCCCGAAAAGCGAGTTGGGGCTGGTGTTCCCCGCGCCGCAAGGCGGGATCTTGCAGCACACCCGCACGCAGGACCGGTTCCGCAAGCTGCAGGAAAAGGTCGAGGTGACCATGCGTTGGCACGACCTGCGCCACTTCGCCGTGTCCCTCTGGATCGAACAGGGCTTTTCGATCAAGGAGGTGATGACCTTCGCGGGCCACTCCTCGATCCAGATGACGATGGAACGCTACGGCCACCTGTTCCCCTCGCCAGACCACCAGAAAGCCATGGCAATGGTGGAGGCGAAGTTGCTAGGATGATGTTTTTCGCATGGCGAGTTTGGCTGTCTGCGGCTAACCTCCCGGGCCTGTGACCCGGTCTCGAAGGCGCGCAGGTAGACGCATTCGTATTTCAACGACCGCCACAACCGCTCGATCATGCGATTATCGATCCAGCGGCCTTTGCCATCCATCGATATCTTCACCTTGGCCTCTTTCAGTTCATCGATCCAGTCGCTGCTGGTGAACTGCGATCCCTGATCGGTGTTGAAGATCTCCGGCGGGTCATATTTGGCCAGCGCCTCTTTCAGCGCCGCGACACAGAAGTCTGCCTCCAAGGTATTCGACAGCCGCCAGGCCAGCACCTTGCGGCTATACCAGTCCATGATCGCCACCAGATACAGGAACCCCCGCTCCATCCGGATATAGGTGATGTCGGCGCACCAGACCTGGTTGGGCCGGTTGATCGCCAGCCCCTTGAGCAGGTAGGGATAGATCTTGTGCGCCGGGTGCTTCTTGCTGGTGTTGGGCTCCTGGTAGATCGGCACCAACCGCATCAGGCGCATCAGTCGACGCACACGATGGCGGCCACATTTGTGACCCTGCCGCTTCATGTGCCGCGCCATCTGGCGAGAGCCATACCATGGGGTCTCCAGGAACTGCTTGTCGATGATCTCCATGAAGGCCAGGTTCTCAGCGCTCTCCCCCTTGGGCCGGTAATACAGCGTCGAGCGCGACAGTTGCAGCAGCCTGCATTGCCGCCGCTGGCTCAGCTCATGATCCTTGCTCACCATTTTTTGCCTCGCGTCCCGAGCAGCTGATCGTCTGCCCTGCGCCTCGGACCGGTGGCGGCTTGCAGGGCAGACCATTCGCTAAAAAATCCCGTTCCACCACCAACTGCCCGATCTTCGAATGCAGCTTCTCGATCTCTGCCTCATTCCCCTTCCCGGGATCAGCGCCCCGCCGGGTGAACGCCGTGGCCATGTTCTCGATCGCCGCCCGCTTCCACGTGCTGATCTGGTTCGGATGCACGCCATACTTCTTCGACAGCTCGGCCAGCGTCATCTCTTCTCGGATCGCTTCAAGCGCGACCTTCGCCTTGAACTCAGGCGTATGCGTCTTTCTCTTTGTCATTGCGGATCGTCTCTTTCATCATACGATCCACCTTAACAACTGGTCCGAATTTCTGCGACCACCTCTGGCTGCGCTGGACCGATCATGCCGATCCGGGTGGGCTGGCTGATTTCTATGGACTGCAGGCCATGGCAGTGCGGGCGATGGTCGAAGGCGGCGAGAGTTTCGCACGACTGCGCGTGGTGCCGGATGCGGCCGCCGTTCCCCTGCACATCGAGCTGCTGGACCGGGACCAGGTGCCGCTGGACCTGCATCGCGACATCGGCGGTGGCGCACGCATCCGGGCGGGAATCGAGTTCAACGGCGCTGGGCAGCGCACCGCCTACTGGGTGATGCGGGACAGGCCCGGCGATCCACTGACGTCCCTGCGACTGGAACCGCTGCGCTTGCCCGCCACCGATTGCCTGCATCTTTTCAAGCCGCTCGCCGCTGGCCAGTTGCGCGGCATAACTTGGCTCGCGCCGGTGCTGCTGCGGCTACATGAGTTGGACCAGTTCGAGGACGCCGCGCTGGTCAAAGCCAAGGTCGCAGCCCTGTTCACCGGCTTCATCACCGATCCGGATGGCACGGCTGGCGGCCTGACCGGCACCAACACCGGGGGCGCGCTGACCGTCGGCATGGAACCCGACAGCCTGATCCCCCTGCCCCCCGGCACCGACATCCGCTTTTCCAACCCGACCGAGAGTGACGCCTACGGCCCCTTTGTCAGAAATCACCTCCGCGCCGTGGCCGCTGGCATGGGCCTGCCCTACGAACTGGTCTCGGGCGATCTGGAGGGTGTCACCTATTCCTCGATCCGCGCTGGGCTGATCGAGTTTCGCCGCCGCGTTGAACAATTGCAGCACAATGTCGTGGTCCATCTGTTTTGCCGCCCCGTCTGGGACCGCTTCGTACGGCTGGCAGTGCTGTCCGGCGATCTGCCTGCGCGCGATTTCGACCGTGATCCTGCGGCGTATCTCGGCTGTGAATGGCTCCCGCCCAAGTTCGACTACGTCGATCCCAAGAAGGATGTGGAGGCCGAGATCCTTGCCATCAACGCCGGTCTCAAGAGCCGCCGTCAGGCAATTTCCGAACGCGGCTACGACGCCGAACAGGTTGATGCCGAGATTGCCGCCGACAAGGCGCGCACTGATGCGCTGGGCCTGAGCTTCGGTGCGCCGCCTGTCCAGAAGGAGGATATCCCGGATGAATGACACCGTAACTCTGCTGACCCGCCGCGCCGACCTGGCTCCGTCCAGCGCCAACCGCGATGATCGCACCGTCGAGGTGATCTGGTCAACCGGCACGCCAGTGCACCGCCGCGACATGGCTGGCCCCTATGTCGAACGCCTCAGCCTTGCGCCAGAAGCGGTGGACCTGTCGCGGCTGCAAGGGGCCAGCGTTCTCGATGCACATCGCCAGTCTGCCATGCGCGATGTGCTGGGCAGCGTGCAATCCGCGGCCGTCGATGGCCAGCGCGGCACGGCGCTGATCCGCTTTTCGTCCCGCCCCGAGGTGGAGCCCCTCTGGCAGGACGTGCTGTCGGGGATCCTGCGGCACGTCTCGGTCGGCTATTCCGTCGAGGAATGGGCTGAGACCACCGAGAACGGCGCGCGGGTGCTGACCGCCGTGCGCTGGACGCCGCACGAGATTTCCCTTGTCCCCACCCCGGCTGACCCAGGTGCCCGAATCCGCATGGAGACCAACATGACCGACACCACCATCACGCCTGTACCGCCCGAAACGCAGACCCGCGCCGCGATCAACACGGAAATCCGCTCCATCGCCCGTATTGCTGGGCTGGACCAAGCGTGGATTGACGGCCAGATCGACGCCGCTGTTGATGCCGACACCGCCCGTCGCGCGGCCTTCGAGGCGCTGGCCAACCGCAGCGCGCCGACGATCCGCACCGAACAGGTTCGCGTCGAGATGGGCGAAAGCCAGGACGACCCGGCCCTGCGTGCCGGCCAGATGGGCGAAGCCCTCTATGCGCGCATCAATCCGCGCCATGACCTGAGCGAACCGGCCCGCCGCTATGCCTATGCCACGCCGGTGGACATGGCCAAGGAACTGCTGACCCTGCGTGGCGAGTCCACTATGGCGCTGTCGCCAGCAAGCCTCGTCACCCGTGCGCTGCACACCACCTCGGACTTTCCGATCATCCTCGGCAATACCGTTGGCCGGGTGCTTCGCGATGCTTACGAGGCCGCCCCTTCCGGCATCCGCCGTCTTGGCCGCCAGACCTCGGCGCGGGATTTCCGCTCGGTGAACAAGATCATGCTGGGCGAAGCGCCGCTGCTGGAAAAGCTGAACGAGCACGGCGAGATCAAGGCCGGGACGATGGCCGAGGCCCGCGAAACCTACAAGATCGAAACCTGGGCGAAGAAGATCGGCATCACCCGGCAGGTGTTGGTGAACGACGATCTGGGCGCCTTCTCGGACCTCGCCCGCCGCATGGGCCAGGGGGCCGCCGAGACCGAGGCGCGGATCCTCGTCACCCTACTTGAGGCCAACAGCGGCAACGGCCCGACGCTGTCGGACACCAAGGCGCTGTTTCATGCCGACCACGGCAACAAGGCCGGTGCTGGCGCGGTGATTTCCGATGCCACCCTATCCGCAGCCCGGCTGGCGCTGCGCACCCAGAAGGGCATCGACGGTCGCATCATCCGCGTCACGCCGAAAAACCTGATGGTGCCGCCCGCGCTGGAAACGGTGGCCGAGAAGTGGCTGGCGACCATCGCGCCCGCCACAGCCGCCGATGTGAACCCCTTCTCGGGGGCAATGTCGTTGGTGGTCGAACCCCGCCTATCCAGTGCGACCCGATGGTATGTTACCGCCGACCCCGACGAGATCGACGGGCTCGAGTTCGCCTATCTCTCGGGCAGCGAGGGGCCCCAGGTGGAAAGCCGGTCGGGGTGGGACGTGGACGGTGTGGAGATCCGGGTGATCCTGGACTTCGGCGCGGGTTTCATCGACCACCGCGGCTGGTTCCAGAACGCTGGCGCGTGACGTGGCTGACCTCGCCCAACTCACCGCCTGGCGCGACGCCCTGATGGCCGCCCGCTATCAGGGCATCCGCACCGTCGAATACGACGGGAAGCGGGTGACCTATGCGACCGACGCGGAAATGGCGGCCGCGCTGGGCGACCTCAACCGCCAGATCACCGGCTCCACGGCACGCATCGCCGTGGTCCGCATCCAATCCTCGAAAGGGCTCTGACCATGAAGAACCATATCCAAAACGGCGACGTCATCACCGTGCCCGCTCCCGCAGGCGGCATCGTCTCTGGCGAGGGCGTGATCGTCGGCAACATCTTCGGCATTGCCACCTATGCGGCCGCCGTGGGCGATCCGCTCGAACTGGCCACCACCGGCGTCTATCAACTGCCAAAAGCAACAGCTGCGGTTCTGACGGTCGGTGCCCGCGTGGCGTGGGACAACACAGCAAAGAACATCAACGTGCCGGGCACGGGGCGCTTCCCTGTGGGCATTGCGACCGAGGCCGCCGGGAACGGCATCACCAGCGTCGCTGTGCGGCTGGATGGCATAGGGACCGTTGCAGCATGATGGAGCGGGATATCTGTGCCGTTCTCAATGGTCTCACCTTGTTGGTGGAGGACACGAAGGGGGTTGGCCAGCTTCAGGCGATGCGCAACTATGCGGCTGTCATGGCGCTGTGCGCCGACCTCCGGAGGTCGGCCACCGAATACAACGGGACCTGGAACATCACCATTATCATCGGTGAACTGGAAAACCACATGGCGGCCGTCGCTGGCCTGTTCCCCACTTGGTACCTGCCGAGGGATCAACACCTGACGGGTGCACACGCGGCCATCAGCAAGCTGGCCATGGGAACGTGCTTTGGCCAGCAGTCCGGAATCTGATTTGGCGAAAGGAACGTCCCGCGAACATCCGGCCATTTCCGTGTCGCATGGGTGTTGCGCGGAAGAAATCGGAACGGCTGCAAGCCTTTGGAATCTTGCGGAAATATGTTGTTCGGTGTGTAAGCGTCCGGCGTCACTGCTCTGCCGCGGATAGAGGGTGATCGATAGTGTCCACTACGAGATAGTGGACACTATGGGGGCGTGATGGCGCGTCGGA